CTGAACCTATCGCGTATGTGAGCCGTGGTATCAATGAGGTAACAGATAAGGTCGCTCGTTTGAACGAATTGATGTTTCTCAATAACAAGGCTGCTAGAGATAAGGAAATTGCTGATGACTTCACGATCTGTGGTCAGGCGTATCGAATGGTTCTTCCCAATCCCGATCACGGCGATGAAGACGAGCCGCCTTTCCGAGTGTATACCCTCGACCCTCGCTCGACCTTCGTGGTGTATAACAGCGGCATTGGTGAAAAGCCGATTTGCGCTGTGACTTATATCACTAAGGATAGACTGAGTAGTTCGCGTTCTACTGAGACGATCTATTGTGTGTATACACCTGATGCTTATTACGAAGTGTGCGGAAAGAAGATCGTAAAACGGATTCCTCATGCGTTGGGTATGATTCCGATTTTCGAGTATGTGAACAACAATGCGAGAATTGGTGCGTTTGAGGTTGTGGAAACACTTATTGATGCTATCAATACCCTTGCGAGTAATCGTGTTGATGCTACGGAGCAAGCGGTACAAGCTCTCATGGTATTTGTAAACTGTGACATTAGTTCTGATGATTACGACAAGATGCGCGTTAAGGGTGCGGTCAAAATCAAATCGGCTAACGGCATGGAGAGTGATATCAAAATGCTTGCTGCTGATTTGAGGCAAGCCGATCAGCAGGTTTTGATGGATGCGCTCTACGAAGAAGTGTTGCGTATCACGGGTATGCCCTCTCAAGCGATGGGAAGTAATTCGGATAGTTCCAACAACGGTGCTGTGATTGTCCGAAATGGCTGGTTCAATGCCGAAGCGAGGGCGAAGGATACTGAACTGCTGTGGAGAGAGTCGGAAGGTAATTTCCTCAAGCTCGTATTGAAACTGTGTCGTGATATGGGTGAGTTTGATTTGAAGCTCTCTGATATTACGGAGAAGTTTACTCGCAGGAATTACGAAGACCTGCAAGTTCGATCTCAGGTTCTTACCACGATGCTGGGGAATCCGCACATTGCGCCGAGACTTGCATTTGCTCATTGCGGTATGTTCGTCGATTCCGAAGAAGCGTTCCGTGAATCCGAGGAATGGTATGAAAGCCATAAGGAGGAGTTGGTTAAGACCTCACCTTCTCCCATCAATGATGACGGGAAGCCCAAAGAAGAATAACGGTTTTAGATGGCAGTTCGCCATTTAGAATACTCACGGAGATGTGAGGTTAATAAAGCGCAAGGTCAGAGAAGACGTTAAAACGCAAAATGTTTGGTCAGAGAAGACCCTAAAACGCAACAGGAGGACACACGATGGCTTTTGATTGGACTAAGGTTGAGGGCTATAAGGCAGACATGAGCGACGCTGAGAAGGTTGCGCTGCTTGAGAAGTTCACCATGCCCGAACCGACTGAGGGATTTATTGCCAAGGCGCAGTTCGATAAGGTTTCCAGCGAACTTGCCGCTGCTAAGAAGCAGCTCAAGGAAAAGCTGACCGAGGACGAACAGCGTGAGGCAGAGCGTCTTGCCGCTGAAAAGGAAATGAAGGAGGAGCTTGACACTCTCCGTAAGGAAAAGACTGTGAACGCTCATAAGGCTTCTTTTCTGGCTCAGGGTTATGACGAAAAGCTGGCTGATAAGGCCGCAAAGGCGATGGCTGACGGCGATATGAACACCGTCTTCGCTATGATGAAGCAGCATGGAGAAGATCGTGAAAAGGCGCTCAAGGCCGAAATTCTCAAAGGCACTCCTACCCCGCCTGCGGGAGAGGGTGGCGATGAAAAGTCTGACGGCGAAAAGCTGGCTGAACGTCTCGGTAAGGAGGCGGCTGCGTCCAACAAGGCCGCGAATGACATCCTCGCCCACTACATGTAAAGAAGGAGGTACACGATTATGGCTCTTGGTACTATGGGTTTCACTCGGCGTGTTGTGGCTAACACCGTCGAAATCCTGTTCAACAGCGAGTACACGGGTCGTGCGCTGACGCTGGATACCGCTGCGTTCACCGATGGTGTATGCAAGGCGGGTACTCCTATCGCGCTCGACGGCACTATTGCCAACACCGCGAACGCTGCTGGTATTCTGCTCATGGACGTTCATGAGGAGCGTCCGCTGGGTACTATCGTGATCGGTGGCTATATCCACACCGAACGCGCTCAGACTCATTCTGGCGTGACTATCGCTGAGGAAGCGAAGACCGCGCTCAAGAATGTTGTTTTCTGCTAAGGAGGATAACCGATGAAGATTACTGACATTTTCGGCGCTAAGGCGGTAGCGTCCCATTGGACTGAAACCGCCTCCAACCGAATCGCTTATCTCGGTCAGGCTCTTTTCCCGAACAAGAAGAAGATGGGTCTTGACCTCAAGTGGATTCGTGGTCATAAGGGTCATCCCGTTTCCCTTGCTCCGTCCAACTTTGATGCGAAGTCCGTTCTGCGTTCTCGTGAGGGCTTCAAGATCGACGAGACTGAGATGGCGTTTTTCCGTGAGTCCATGCTGGTCAAGGAAGCTGACGAGCAGGAGATCATGCGTGTGAAGGACTCCAATGATCCTTATGCCGCTGACGTGATTGCTCGTATCTTCGATGACACCGACACTCTTCTTGAGGGTGCTGAGGTCGTTGCCGAGCGTATGCGTATGCAGCTTCTTTGCCCCGTAAATGGCGGCAAGCCGATGATCGTGCTTGCGGCGAACGGTGTGCAGTATTCCTATGACTACGATAAGGATGGTTCTTATCAGGCTGAGAACTACATGGAGCTTGCTGGCGATACCGACAAGTGGACTGACCATGAGAACTCTGACCCGATGGACGATCTGACTGTGGCGATGGATGCTGTGGAAGCGAAGACTGGCTCTCGTCCCACTTCTGTGATTATGAGCCGTGCCACCTTTAATCACGTTAAGGCGAACGCCAAGGTTCGCGGCGCTATTCTGGCGCAGAACGTGACTGCGAACGTCTTCATGAATGACGCTCGTGTGAAGGAACTGCTCAAGACCGAGCTTGGCCTGACTGTTCTGGTGTACACCAAGCAGTACAAGGACGAGGCTGGTCAGGTTCACAAGTTCTACGAGGACGGTTATTGCACCCTCATTCCGCAGGGTAGCCTCGGCAATACTTGGCGCGGCGTGACCCCGGAGGAGCGCACTCTGCTGGGCAATGCTCAGGCCGATGTTTCCGTCATGGGCGACGGCGTTGCTGTTGCCGTTACCGTCACTTTTGACCCTGTGAATACCAAGACTACGGTTTCCGAGATCGTGCTGCCGTCCTACGAGCGCATGGAGGAAACCTACGTCATGAAGGTGTTCTAACATGGCGGTTGTGAAGTATCCGTATTCCGTCAAGTTCAACGGCAAGCGTTACGCGCCGAACATGCCGATTGAAGTTGCCGATGCAACGGAGTTTGTGAAGAATGGCGCTACTGTGGTGGATGAAAAGAAGAAGGGCGGTCGTAAGGCCAAGGCTGAGAAGACCGCTGAGTCCACCGAGGAAACCAAGAACACCGATGCGGTGAAGACCGCTGAGGAAGTCAAGGTTTCCGACGAGACCACTGAGTCCACCGAGGAATAAAGCGAAGGAGGTAGGCCGAAATGAGTGACACCGATAAGCTGTCGATGATTAAATCCATGCTTGGGTTTGATGACACTTCTGAGGACAAGCGATTGACGGCCTACCTCGACGCTTCTAAGCGTGAGATATTGGCTTGGAGATATTCGTACTCCACGGAAGTTCCGAAAGAAGTTCCGTCCGAGTATGAAATGACCCAAGTATCGGCAGTTGTTGCCGGGTATTCGCAGAGCGGAGCAGAGAATCAAACGAGTCATAGCGAGAACGGTATTTCTCGCACTTTCAAATACGAGGACATGATTGCCTATATCCGCAGTCACGTCATTCCGATTGCGAAGGTGATCTGAGATGCGCTGTATGAATCGCAACAAAGTCCCGTTCTTCTACGCTCTGTATTTGCGAAAAGAATCACTTCTTGACGAGTACGGTAACGATACAGGTCAGTATGAAGTGATTTACGGCAACCCTGTCGATCTGAAAGCTAATATCTCCGCTGCGAAGGGCGAAACGAACATCCGTCAGTTCGGTGAAGATGTTGCCTATGATAAGGTCATCGTCATAGAGAAGCCCTTCCCTCCGATTGATGAACATTCCGTTCTCTGGATTGATACGATGCCTCAGCTTACGGAAGATGGAACGCTGGCACGAGATGACAAGGGTGAGATCATTACCCCTTGGGATTATCTCGTGGAGAAGGTCGCTCCGACGCTTAACAGCATTTCCATCGCTGTGAAGAAGGTGTCTGTTAGTGGCTAAGAAGGTCATTTCCTTCACGCTTGACCCTAACAGCATCGACAAGGCGATTCGTGAAATCCAGCAGTATAAAGCTGAGATCGTAAGGAAAACAGAACTTCTCAGGGAGCGCGTAGCTACGCTTATTGCGTGGAAAGCGGCTCAGGGATTTTCTTCTTCCATTGTTACTGATCTTATCAACGGTGAAATGCGAAACGGGTCGGTTGATGTTCAGGTGGACGAGCGAGGCGGTATATCCGTAATCATCGCCAATGGCGATGATGCGGCGTTTATCGAATTTGGTGCAGGTGTGTACTACAACGGTTCGGTGGGTTCGAGTCCGCATCCAAAGGGAGCGGAACTTGGAATGACCATCGGAAGCTATGGTAAAGGACATGGTGCGAAAAATGTGTGGGGCTTCTATGAAGACG